GCACGTGTGGTCGCGGTGGTGCCCGGTCGGGCAGGGCTGGCCCCCGAGGACCTCTGATGAGAAGCGGTGGGCCCTCACCGTCCGCTTCCCGAGCCTAAATGAGCCATACCACTTCCTGTTACCCTTACCCCGGGAGCGTCCGCCGGTCCAGAACCAGCAGCCGTTGGGGAGCTTCTCAACGTACCCCATGAAGCGGTCGATGTCCTCTGGGCGAGCCTTCAGCATATCAGATCCTCACCGGGATGAGGAGCTTGAAGTCAGTGACCGGGAAGGTGTGCCAGCCAAGCCCCAACAATTCCCCTGTCAACGGGTGCCTCGGGCTGTCCTCCTCCGGGAGGAATGGGAAGTGGGCCTCAAGGGTCCTCTCCCCCAGCGGCAGGTCATAGATGTCGTCAGGCCTGACGAGGGCTCGGGCTCCGGCAATCTCGGGCATATGACCGCAGTACTCAGCATCATCCAACATCCCGCTCACCCTATGTTCCACATGAGGGCCTCGCCCCACTTGTCGCGTCCCTCCGCCATCCACCAGCGGAATGCCTTGAGGTCATAGTAGGCGTTGGCAGGCCAGGGCGGTGTCGGGCCGGGCCGGGCCTGGTCCTTGTAGTTGTAGCGCTCGTTGATGAACGTGATCCGGGTGTCCTCAAACGTGGTCATACCGGACATCTTAAGCATGTACTTCAGGGTGGCCCCCTCGGGCTTGTTATACCCCTGATGGAGGATGAAGCGGGGGCTCAGCCCGGCCTCGTGGAAGCCGGTGATGACGCCCGCAGCGATTGTCCCGGAGCTGATTGGGATGAACACCGGGTGGTGGGCGCAGAAGGTCCCAACCTCGGGCCGGGCCTCCAGCGTCCGCCTCACCTCAGCCGCCGTCTCGGTGATCATCTCCGGGAGCTTGAGGGCGTTGGGCATCATGTAGCTGTCGTTGACTTTGGCGAGGTCCGCCTTGGCCTGGTGGAACAGGTGCCAGCTTGGTCCCGCCGGGAGCGGCTGGAGCTGCGCCCCGAGCCCCATGGAGTGCGTCTGGGCCGCGTGCGGCCCGGGGTCCCTCTTGTACCGGGGGTAATAGTTGACGCAGGTCTTGCCCAACAGGGAGCAGGCCTGCGCCACCGCGTGGCCTGCCTGGGAGTGGTAGGTGTCCAGCACTCCAATGATCTCCTCCGGGCGGTCCCGGATGTGGGCGAACACGCCCCGCGTCTTGCTGAAGGGCGGGCCGGGCGGTGGACAGCTGAGGTCCTCCCGCTTAACCATCAGGCCGAACTCGCTGAGGTGGTCCTGGACGGGGGTGTTGTTGACTAGCATGGGTGCTCCCTTTCTCTCACAGAGCCTATCCCCGGGTGCACCCCGGGGCAAGTCATTTTATTTGAGCGCTGCCTGCGCAGTCTTGGACACCTGGTCGTCAATGCCGATCTCATCCGCCTCGCGCCGCCCGGCAAAGTAGGCATTCTGGTTCTTGTTAGCCCAGCGCCGCTTGAAGGCGCTCTCCCATTTGCGCTCCCACTTGGCGTGGTCCCGGGCCTTGGCAGCGTCCTCAGCCTCCCGGTCCTCCTCTGTGAGGTTGGCGCGGCGCTCCTCCTCCTGGCGCTTGTACTCAGCCCGCCGGGCCTCGCACTCTGCGCGGCGCTGGGCTGCCTCACCGGGCTCCCACCCCATGCGGTGCTCAAGGTTGGCGTCTGCCTCAGCCTGGGCGAAGTCCTCCATGACGACAACCAGCGCTCCGCTGCCCGAGGAGGTGGCTTGAGCCTCCCTCTGGGCCCGGGCTCCAGCTGACTGCTCGGCCAGTTTCTCCTGGTGGCGGTCCCGCAGGCGCTCCGCCAGGCGCTGGGCTGCCCCCTCTTTGAAGCTCACGGCCCAACGGCTCAGGCGCTGTGAGTTGCTCTCCAGGTGGGGCGTGACGATCCGCTCCAGGGAGGCGTTGAGGTAGTCAAACATGTTGGCGACGGCTGCCACGTTGGCCTCCCGGCCAATAATCGTGTAGCCTGTGTCGATGTGTCGGTTGCCCCGGCGCTCGCTGTCCACGAGGACGGCGCAGAAGTTGGTGTCTGCGATGGTGGACATGATGCTCTGCTGGTACTTGTACAGGGCCTTGCCCTTGAGGCCTGACCGGAGACGGTTGGAGCCCTCCCCGCCTGACTTGCCGCTGGCCTCCAGCTGGGCCATAGACAGGTTGTTGGTGGCCATGATCTCCCGGGCCTTCTCCATGGCCACGCTGGCCTCGCCCTCGGTGGCTCCGCCGTCCTTGGCGAGGTTCATGAGCTTGCGGATTTTGTCGAGGGTCTTGCGGTCGATCTGGGCGGTCATGGGGTTCTCCATTTCTAGGTTGTCTGGTGGGTGGCGAGGGGAGCCCGGAGGCTCAACCCTTCTTTGCCATGGGCTTGTGGGCGTGCGGCTTGGACATGCCCTCGGGCAGCACGAGGTGGTAGCAGTCTGCGTCCCCGCGCTTGGTGGTGCGGATGCCGTAACCCTTGATCTTGTTCACGTCCCAGTTGAGACCGGACTTGACGGTGACCTCCAGCCAGGGCTTTGCGCCGCCGGAAAGGGCCTTGAGAAGCTCCTCCATGGTCGCGCCCTGCTCCCGGCTGAGGAAGTCAACGAGGATGGACTGCTTGGAGCCCTCCCGGCAGGGGTAGGCTGCGGACTTGGGGGCGAGGTTGATGCCCGTCCCCCGGCGTGGGCCGGTGGCCTTGGCTGCGGGAGCTGGCTTGGCGTTCTCCGCCCGAAGCTCTGCGAGGTCCACGAGGTTGGCCCAGAGGCGCTTGGCTGCGACGGCCTTGGTGCTGAACTTATTGACCGGGACGGTGTTGCTGTCCAGCTCCAGGGCGGTCGCGTTGTAGAGGGCGACGGCCTGAGCGCCGGTGAGCTCCAGGAGGTCGTCAGCGATGACGGCGAGGAAGCGGCCCTTGTCGTCTGCAACCTTCTCTGCGCGCTCTGCCGAGCCGTGGAAGGTGACGTCAAGGTTGTCCAGGGTGATGGTTGCGAAGGTTGTCATGTCGGTTCTCCATTTCTAGGCCCCAGACCATCCGGGGATAAGTCCTAGATAACAACACACCGGGGATAAGTCAAGAACTTTTCTGGCTGACTGGTAAAATAATTTGTCTGGAGGCTGAATAGAGCTGTCGAGAGTGTACCCTGCGTGGGATTGCGGGGAGCCGATTAAACGGCTCCCCTGGTGATCAGCCGCACTCCTTCAGGCCGGTGACGGGGTCAATCTCGCACGTCATGCCCTCCCCCGGCTCGTTGACTGGGCCATTGGTCGCCTTCCCGGTGAGGAGCGCCATGCGCTTCCCGTCCTTGTTGAAGGTGGTGCAGCCCTTGCAACCGGACTTCCAGGCCGTCATATAGAGGTCCTTGAAGTCCTCCCACGGCATGGAGCTGTCCATGTTGGTGGTCTTGGAGACTGAGCTGTCAACCCAACGCTGGGCGGATGTCAGCACTGCGATGTGCTCCTGAGCGCTGACCTCGTGGGCCCGCTTCCCGCGCACCCCGAAGTTGGCCACCCCGTAGTCAGCCACCTCCACAATCTCAACGCCGCTGGGCGTGTTGACCGGGCGCTCCTGGAGGTAGTCGAACAACGGCTCAATGCCCGAGGAGCAATTGTCAGCTGTGAGGCTGATCGTGCCGGTAGGTGCGATGGAGGTCAAATGGGAGTTGCGGAGGCCGTGCTTGCGGATGAGCTCCAGCAGGGACGGGGCCTCCTCCCCGAGCTGGACGATGAACTTGCCCTGGAGGTACTTCTCAGCGTCATAGGCTGGGAATGTCCCCTTCTCAGCTGCCAGGAGGGCGCTTGCGTGGTAGCACTCAATGGCGATGATCTTGAGGACCTCCTCCTGCCACTCCAGGTACTCGGGGGAGCCGTAGACAAAGCCCAGGGCCTCCCCGGCGTTGGCCATCCCAGTCACCCCAAGCCCCATCCGGCGCTTTGCGTGGGCCTCAGCACGCTGCTGTGGGAGGGGGTAGCGGGCGCGGTCCACGATGTTGTCCATGGCCCGGACGACCGGCGGGATGTCCGCCCGGAGCTGGTCCCAGTCGAACTCCCAGGCAGCCTGGGAGAGGCTCCGCACCGTCTTGGGCCTCACATACTTGGTCGCATTGAAGGAGCCCAGGAGGCAGGCCCCAAACGGGGGCAGGGGCTGTTCGCCGCAGGGGTTGGTGGCTGCGATTGTCTCACAGTACCAGAGGTTGTTCATGTCGTTCATCCGGTCGATGAAGAGCACACCGGGCTCCGCCCAGTCCCAGGTGGAGCGCATGATTGCCTCCCAGAGGCTCCGGGCGTCCACACTGTTGTACGTCTCTCCGCCCCAGCGCAGCTCAAAGTCCGCCCCGGCCAGGACAGCCTCCATAAACTCGTCAGTGATGGCGATGGAGAGGTTGAAGCCGGTCAGCTCAGTGATGTTGTGCTTGGCGTTGATGAACTCCTCAATGTCCGGGTGGTCAACCCGCATCACTCCCATCTGTGCGCCGCGCCGGTGGCCGGAGGAGGCCACGCACTTGCAGACCTCGTTGAAGATGGCCATGAAGGAGATGGGGCCGGAGGAGTGGGACTGGAGCTTGCGGATGATGTCGCCCCGGGGGCGGAGCGTGCTGAAGTCATAGCCGATCCCGCCGCCCATGCGCATTGTCGCTGCGGCCTCTGTGGCCCGCTGCATGATGTTGCCCTCCCCGTGGACAAAGCTGTCCTCAATCGTGCCGGAGACATAGCAGTTGTAGGGGGTGGTGGCCCGGGAGGAGCCCATGGCGCTCTGGACGCGCCCGGCGGCCATGAAGCGCTGGTGGCCGGTGATGTCCCTGAATTGATGGTAATGCTCGTCACTGTCCTTGAGGGCTGACGCAACCCTGTTGTTGGCTTCACGGAAGTCCTCGCCCTCCGCCCGATACTTCATTGCGTGGAAGTAGTCTCCCACCCGTGTCTGTGGACCCATGACAGGCACCCCTTTGTTGTTGGTTTCATCTAACCGTGTGCACGAACTTCAAATCTAGCTGTCCCCCTGGTTGTCGGTCAACACCGATCTAATGGTGGCTGCTGCCCGCTCCAGCCGGTCGGCAATCCACTCCAGCCGCTCCCGGGTCAGGCCCCGGCGGAGGACTATCATGGTGACCAGCGCACCCATGGCCGGGGCTGCCACCTTGTGGGCCTCATCAAGGCGCTCCCCGGCGCTCACTAGCCCCTCACCACCGTGACCTGCTGGGCAGCCCGGGTGATCGCCGTGTACAGCCACTTCATCTGAACGTCCCGCTGCCTGAACACCCGGCTCTCGTCAATGATGAGGACGTCATCCCACTGCGAGCCCTGTGACTTGTGACAGGTCAGGGCGTAGCCAAACGTGAACTCCTGGGCGTTCCGGCGCTCCCAGTACCCGATCTGCTCCGGGTCCCCGTTGAAGTGCTCTGGGTGGGCAGAGACAAGCAGGGGCTCTGCCTGTGGGTAGTCCTCTGGGCGGATGCGTAGGTTCACGTAACCTCCCAGCTCCTCGCTGTCCGTCATGGACGTGTGGAGGGTCCCGTTGAGCAGCCCAAGCTCCCGGTCATTCCGAAGGCACACCAGCTTCTCACCCTCCCGGGGGAAGGGGGCACCGTCAAAGCCCAGGAGCTGGCGCATGCGCCGGTTGGTCGCGTTCCGGGTCGCGTTCTTGCCGACAATGACCTGGTTGGCTGCGGTCGCAAGCTCCGGGGTGGCGCGGCTGATCACGCTGCTGGAGCCGTACTGGCCCAGCTCCAGGGGCTCCCCGTTGCGGACGCGGGTGGCCATCTCAATGATGGGGTTGTCCCGGGCCTGGCGGTGTATCTCGGTGAGCATGATGTCTGGCTTGGCGTCTGTGAAGTAGCCTGTGCCCTTGACCGGCGGGAGCTGGGCAGGGTCGCCCAACACGAGGACGGGCACCCCGAAGCTCAGGATGTCCTGGGCCATCTCCTCCCCAACCATGGAGCACTCGTCAACAACCAGGAGGGAAGCTGTGGCCAGCTTGCTCTCCAGGTTGAGGGAGAAGGCGGGGCGGACAGCGTTGCGCTCCTCAGCCTTGATCTCACCCTGGAGCTTCTGGACGCGGTCAGTCTTGCGCCGGTCGTCAACGTGGTCCGGGGGACCCTCCAGCCGGTCCTCCCAGATCATCTGATGGACCTCGTCAAGCTCCCGCTTCAGCTCATCCATCCGCTCCCGGGACTTCTCCTTGGGGTGGTAGATGAGGCTGTGGAGGGTCTGCGCGTTGGGTGCGCCGCTCGCCTTCAGGACGCTGGCTGCCTTCCCGGTGAAGGCCGCGAACAGCACGTCACCGTCAACGCCCTCCGCCAGGTGCTTGGCCAGCGTGGTCTTGCCGGTCCCGGCGTACCCAAACAGGCGAAACAGCTGGTTGCCGTCCCGGTTGGCGAGCCACCGGCTGACCGCTGACAGGCCCTTGTCTTGCTGGGGTCCCCATTCCATGTGTCGTGCTCCATTTCTAGGACCAGGCTCATGCCCGGCGGTTGCGCCAGCCCTTGGTGGCGTGGTAGCTCAGGACGCGCTCGCCCTTGAGCACTGCCCCGAGCTGTCGGCGCTGGTACTCCCCCTTGCGGCCAATCGTCCCGGTGGGGTGCCCCTTGGGGGCCATTTCCTTCAGTCTTGCCTTGCGAATCATGTTCGCCTCCATTTCTGTGAAAGGTCCCCCGGGTCCGGCATGCGGCGTCCCGGGGGTGCGCTCTTCAGCGCAGGTAGTCAGGATCATAGATGGCTTGCGCCGCTCCCCTGACCTCAGCCGCACCCCAGCATGCTAGGGGCGTCCCAGTGGGATGGGACATCGACCAGTCGTTGACGGCCCCTTAGAATGGTGGCTCGTCATCTCCACCGCCGGAGCTTCCCCCGCCGGAGTATCCGCCCGCAGGAGGGGTATCTGGCTGCTCACCTGACGCTCCCTCCTGGGCCATCTTCAGCTCGCCCGAGGACTTCTGGCGGACCATCTCAGCCCCCATCTGAACAACCTCACTGTCCGCCGGGAGGCGGGCACCACCGGCGTCCTTGCCGGGGCTGTCGAACTCGGCAGTGTAGACGAACCAGGACTGATTACCGTCCTGCTTCTTCAGGGTGCCGATGCGCCAGACGTGGCAGAACCAGGGGGCCTTGAACTTGCGTCCGCCGGAGCCCAACAGCATGATGCTGTCGGAGCGGTTGACGATGCTCTTATAGGTCTTGATCCGGGTGGAGGTGAAGCTGACCACCACCGGCTTGGGCTCGCCCTCGTCATCGCCCTCCTCGGGGAGGAGGATGCCAAACAGGTAGAACGTCTCAACGAGGTCGTTGCCGTTCCGCAGGCTGATCTTGCCGCGCTGCGTCTTGGCCCACTTGGCAATGTCCTCGCCCATCCCGTAGGAAGCCACCAGGCCGCCACCATTGTCAATCGGCACCCACTCGACAAACGTGTGTTCCCGGCAGGCCGGGACAAAGCGGATTGTTTCATACAGCTTCAGCGTGGCCGTGTCGATGATCATGCCCGCCTTGGCACCGTCAACTGTCTCAATCTCAGGGCTGTTCTTCTCCAGCACCTTGAGGAACGGTACAGAGCGGTCAGAGCTGTCGAGGTCGTCAAGGCCCTGCCCTGCGAACTCCTCCAGCCTGGCGTATTCAGCCGGGAGCCCGGCCTGTTCCTTCTTCGCAACTTCAGTTTTGGTCGCCATGTGGCGTCTCCTTCTCAATGTGAGGCGGGTTGTAGCGCCCCGGCTCAATGCGCATCCCCCGAGCAGGAGGGCCTCCCACCATTAGACCAGGTGGCGGTATCTCACTTGGCTGTCTTCACGTCAGCGAACTTGGTGACCTCAGCCCCCATGTCAGCCAGCGGCACGTCCTCGCCCTTGGATAGCAGCTCACGGACCAGAGCCCCGAAGGTCTGCGGGTGAACGTCCAGCTTAGCCGCCGGGGACCACCCCATGGTGACCAGCTTCCCAGCCAGCTCATCAACCTGCTCCTGGGTCACCTTCCCCATCGCCACCTTGACCTCCCGCTTGACGATCCCGGAGTGGCCGTTGTCCTCAAGCCACTTCACGGTCAGGGCCTTCTGCTCCTGGTCGGGACGCCACTGGGTGCCTGTCTTCATCGACACCTTGAGGCCGTCAATGGTCGTCAGGACCTCCTGTCCAGCGCTGGTCATCAGCTCGGGCATGGTCTCCTGCTGGAGCACGCTCAGGACCTTCTTGGCGTCCTTCAGCTGCTCCTCTCGCTCCCGCACGAGCACCTGGGCCTCCAGGATGTCCCGGGCCGTCTGTGCGATCTGTGCGAGGATGTTGTCCCCCAGCGGGGCCTGGGCAAATTCTTCATATCCAGTCATCAGTGGTTCTCCTTTTCTCTACCCTCAGAGACTACCCTTGAAACTCCTCCGGGTCAACCTGAAACACTTGAGCGGACACAGGCGTGTACCTGCGCTCACGCCCATGCCACTGGAGGAGGTTCACACGCCCCTCGTTCGTGTCGGCTGCTACAGCCGTTGCCCAACCGATGAGGATGGGGTTGCCGGTCAGGAGGAGGTGGTCAGCGTCCCCGAAGTCCCGGAGGCCCTCCCAGAGCTCAGGCATCACTGTCTCCGGGTTCCAGGGCGCTGCTGTGGGGCTCAGGAGATACTTCAGCGGTCCATACTCCTCCGCCGGGGTGAGGTCGTGGACAGCCTCATACTGCCCTGTGTCCCGGTTGTAGCGTCGGTGGTCCTGTACAATGAATACAGTCATTCAATCCATCCCTTCTTCTTGTCGCCCATGATCACGTTGGCAACGTCCAGCTTGGCCACCAGGGCGTCGATGGCCCTCTCATCCCGCGTCCCGGGACACACCAGGTCAACGTAGGTGACGTGGTCATCCTGTCCGATGCGGTGGTTGCGGTCCTCAGTCTGGAGGCGGTCAATAAGCTTGTAGCTGTTCGCATAGTAGATTGTTGTCTTGGCCTCGTTGAGGGTGAGGCCCTCAGACATCTGGGAGTTGGCGACAAAGTCAGTCGCATCCCCGTGCTTGAAGGCGTCCTTGGCCCGCTTCCTCTCGTCATCGCTGACCCTGCCGTCATAGCGGACGGGGTTGCGGCCCATGTCCCGGAGCATGTCCAGGATCATCTCAATGTCCCGGGTCCAGGTGGCCCAGATGATGGACTTGCCGTTGACGTCCTCCATTGTGTCCCGGAGCAGCTTCAGCCGGGGGTTCTTGTCCCTCTCAATCAGCTCTGTGGGCTCATCCTCCCCGTCCACTGGGATGTATCCGCAGAGGACCTGCTGGAGGCGCAGCATGCGGGTGATGGCGAGCGGGGCCGTCACCAGCTCCCCGCTGTCGAGCCACGCCATGAACTCTCCCTCCACGCTGTCGTACACGCGGCGCTGCGCGGGGCTCATCTCATAGTACCGCTTGGTGAACAGCTTGGGCGGGAGGTCCAGAACGTCATCCTTGGTCACCCGGGAGCTGATCAGCCGGATTGCCTCCGCCAGGTGCTCCAGGTTCTGGTAGCCCACCAGCATGTCAAATTCGCGCTTCTGGGCGTTGTTCCAACCCTTGTCCCAGACGCCAAAGAAGCTCTTGAAGGCCGTGAAGCTCCCGATGTCCAGCTCACGCCTCCAGAACTCCGGGTCAAGGAAGGCCAATTGTGTGTAGATGTCGAAGGGGCCGTTGGTCACGGGGGTGCCGGAGAGCACCCGGCGGTAGGCAGCATGCTTGCCCCCGGCCAGTATGGAGCGGGTGCGCCGGGCGGAGGGCGTCTTGATGCGGTGGCTCTCATCAAGGGTGAGAAGGACACGCCGCTTGCGCATCATGTTCCACACCGCCTTCTTGCCCCTGTCCGTCATCCAGGCATCATAGCTGATGGCGAGGAGGGGGAGGCCGTTGTGGGTGAGCAGCTGACCCACTGCCGCCTGATGCCACTTGGTGTCGGCTGAGGGGGCGGAGTAGGCGTGGGCGCGCAGTGGAATGTCCGGGCTCAGGTGGGTCGGGAGCTCATCGGTGATCCAGTTGCGGTGGACGCCATTCGGGGCAACGACAATCGCAGCGTCAACCTCGCCCTCTGTGTACAGGTACCCAAGGGTGTCAATAGTCAGCTTGGACTTGCCGGTGCCCTGCTCCCAGAAGGCCGCAAAGGCGTTCAAGTTGCGGGACGCCTCCCAGACCTCAGCCTGGTGGGCAAACGGTTGTGTGTGGAACTGGTAGCTCAAGGGGTCCTCCATTTCTCAGGCCCCGATCCTACCCGGGGGAGGGCGGGAAAGGAAGCCCAAAAGGGCTGGCGCAGCGGAACGGCTTTCTTAACTTCGCACACCGGCCCACAGGCAAGTCGTTCCGCATAACCAGTTGACCCCCCAGGCAAAACTTAACTTACTTAACTTTCTTAACTTAAATAGGGGAGGGCAGTCTTAACTTCCCTGTCGGGCGAAGTGAAACCACCCTAAGAAAGTTAAGAAAGTTAAGACGGGGCAGATTCAGTCAAGGTTCTCAAACACTTGTGCGTCTTAACTTAGGGCAGGATGTGGGCCGCGAAGTTAAGACGGCACACCGCTAAGTTAAGACGGCCCATTGACGGCTGCGACCACTTCTATTGTCCATTGAGTCAAACCTGTGTGCCGGGACCGGCAGGCGGACAGCCTCTGACGGTCCCTTATCCAGAACGCTTCAACCTCAGCCTGCGTCAACACCCGGACAGGGAGGCGGGAGGCCCGGGAGCAGGCCTGCGTCAGGGAGGCAGGGGGTGGGTCCAGCCGCAGCTCTTCAGTCGATGGAGTTGATGCGGCGCACGCTGTCAACACCCACGGCAGGACGCTCAGCATCAGGGTCCGCATCGGCATCTCTCCTCAGTTGTTCAATTGATCGCTCCAGCTCTTCAACCTCAGCCAGGCGCTGCTGTTCGCGCTCCCGGGCTGCCTCCTCGGCAACACGCAGCTCCTCATTGAGCTCAATGACCTCCTCCCGGGCTGCCTCCTCGGCAACGCTTTTCCCGTCAAACCGGCCCTTCAGGTAGGCTCCACCGTGAGAGGTCCCGAGGACGGCCACCAGGGCCAGGAGGACGTAAATGCGGGTCATGAGGCGTATCCGTCAGGGGGTTGGAGGGACCTGTCGGGTTGCGGTTGCTTGACCTGCTTGGCCCAAGCATCCATCCCGAAGGCGGTTGCGGCGAAGCCGTACACCCAGACGGCAAGGCCAGTCGCCAGGGCAACGAGGTCGTCAAGCGGTCGCTCTGGGTTCTCCACTGCTATGTAGACAATCAGCATCACCAGAGCCCAGTGGAGGACCAGTTGGACAACTGCTGTTTCCCGCTTGTAGGTCTTTTTCTCTTTTGTCATTTCACAGCCCCGGAGCCTGGACGTGCATCCAATCGAAGTCGCGGGCACGGCCCAGGCTCAACCAGCCCTCAGCCTCCCAACACCTCCAGAACTCCTCCGCATCCGGCTGGGCCAGGCGTGCCCGGTCCCGGGTCCACCTCAGCTGGTTGCGCTCCGGGTCTGTGTCGATGGCCAGGCCGTAGGCGTGCGTGGACAGCGTGGAGCCGCCCCGCTTCTTGCGGTAGTTGTAGCAGCCCCCGAACAGGTCAATGCCCAGCCGCCGGATGTCCTCCGGGCTGTAGGCACCCGCCACCCTGGTATAGACCCTCTCAGCGCTCTGCGCCACGTCCTCGTGGCAGGAGAAGCGCCGGACAGTGGACCGCTTGTCCCAGGCGATACGCATGCTGAACGGGAGGTTCACCTTGCCCGCCGTGCACTGAGCCCCCCCGGCAGGCCCGAAGCGCCTGTCCATGTCCCGCTGTCGGCCCCAGCTGTTCTCAACAACCGGGCCGTCCTCCGGCTCATCGTCGGGACGCCAGGGTGCCGGGCGCTCGCCCTCCCGCTGGAGGTGGTCCCACTCGCTGTACGCCTGGACAGTGTCGGGCCCAACCAGTCCGTCAATCGCTCCAACGTCCGGGAAGCCCGCGTGCTTCAGGATGAGCTGGAAGGCCGCAATGGCCCTCCGGCGCTCCCCCCAGCGCTTGTACTGGCCCGCGGCCTCATCCGCCCGGGACTCAAGCAGCCCGTTGACGCCTGTCATGCTCTTGGGCCCGAGGTCCCCATCAAGGGCTCCCCCGTACCGGCCCCCGGCCTTCAGGAGCCTCTGGATGTCGAAGTTGCTGATGTTCACTGTGCGTCTCCCTATGAAACCAGCTGGTTGAACTCAGCGCTGGTGTTGTAGCCGTCCCCGCCTGCGTAGCTGTCCTCAGCAACCAGGCGGAAGTACACCGTGGAGGCGGGGGTCAGGCCGGAGATGTTGACGCCCAGGGCGGCACCCCGGAACGCCTCGTTGGATGGGCCAGGGGTGAACCCGGAGGTGCCGTCAGCATACAGGACGTACACCGTGGCGTTGGTGGAGGCATCCCAGCTGACGTCAACCTCCCCGGCGGTCCCGGAGGAGGTGGAGATGTTCGCTGGTACAGCCGGGGCCGTGTCGTTGATGGCGAGGGTCGTGGCAGAGCTCACCAGCGTCCCGTTTTGCGCCTTGACCCTGAGCTCCAGGGAGCGCCAAGGCCCCCCGGCTGAGGCGAGCGAGCTGCCCGTGACAACGATGCTGGTGCCCGTGATGGTGTAAGTGGCCCGCAGGGTCGCACTCTCCCAAATCTCCACATTGTAGGATGATGCGGCCACAACCGGCGTCCACTGGGCGTTCACCTCCTGACCGTTGTAGGCCGTCACCAGGCTGACTGATGCGGGAGGGTCCATGACTACATCCGTGACAGTCTCGCCCAGGGGCGTACCCTCGCCAACAGTGTTGATGGGGGTCACCACCAGCCGGAAGGCGTCCCAAGGTCCCCCAGCGGCAGTGATGTCTGTCGAAGTGAACAGGACAGATGTGCCCGCCAGGGTCCGGGTCAGGACCAGCGTAGTGTAGACGCTCCCGCCGGTGTCTGTGTAGACCTCAACCCGGTAGCTCGTGGCCCTGGGGGCTGCGCCCCAACTGGCTGAAAGAACTCCTGCCCCGGTGTCTGCTTCAACGGACAGGCCCTGGGGCTGCCCCGGGGGGAGCGTGGGCGTGCCGTAGGTGACTGGAGTTGGTGAGGGGACAGCTGCTGGGCCCCGGAACTCCCCGATGCCGAACACACGGACATATACAGCCCCGGCCTCAGTTGTGAACTGGGTTGACGTGAGGGGGCCGTCATAGACGCTGTCCCAGGTCAGCCCGTCCGGGCTGACCTGGAGTAGATAGGACGTTGCCCCCGCTGCCGCGTTCCAGCTGGCGTCCAGGAGGACGGGACTGGAGGGGCTGGAGGGGTTCTGGCTGACTGAGAGCCCAGACACAACGGGTGCGTCCGGCACCGTCCCGGGGCCGTAGGGGCTGACCTCAGCCGGAGGCGTCCCGAGGTCCGCTGTGTACACACGCGGGTCATCATTGGTGAGCACCATCTGGACAGTGCCGCCCTTGTCGGGAGTGCTCCCAACCACCTTGAACTTCCTGCTGTACGTGTCGAGGGTCCCGCACATTGCCCGGGTGGGCTCCTGGTCGGCATCAATGTAGACAGGGATGGTGCCCATGTCTCCCTCAACAGCAGAGAGGTCACCCGCGTCCAGCGTAACGCTGAACCCGTCTGTTGAAACAGATGCTACCACAACTGGTCCCCAGAGCCTGCCCCGGCGGTCGCTGAGCCCGACAACAGTGGTGGTGTCGTCAACCGGCTCGCTGAGCCCAAGGATGCGCGTGCCCGCGTCCCAGGACTCAACCTCAGCGCTCTGTCCCCA